CGCCTACACGGGCGATGAGGACAAACCCAAATTCGCCCCCAAAGACAGCCCTTTAGCCTTACTTGCCAAGCGCCCCAACAGTTTCCAGAGTTGCATGGAATTCATGCAGCAATGCGTGGTGTATAAGAATCTGAGTGGCAACTGCTTCATTTACATGGAGAAACCGAGCCGCCTTTCCACGTTACCCACTGCTATGTACAGCCTCCGCCCTGACCGTATTAAAATCCTGAGTCAAAACGGCAAGCTGGCGGGGTATATGTACAAGCCGGAAGGGTATCAGGGTACGGAGGGCGGTTTCCCCATTCTGCCCGAATACATGATGCACATTCGCTACCCGGCGGCGATTGACCCCTTAGAGGGGCAAGGGTATGGCATGAGTCCCATCCAACCCGCCGCGTATAGTGCCGATGTGGATAACCAGTTCAGCAAGTTCCTGTATATGTTTTTCCGGCATGGTGGGGTAGGGTTGGCAGCGCTGGAATTTGAAATGCCCCTGAATGACCCGCAAATTGCCCGTATCCGCACCGAATGGCAGGAATTGTATGGCGGGGCGGAGAATTGGCCGAAACCGCTGGTGCTGGACAATAAGGGCAAGTATCACGCCCTGACCCCGCCCTTCAAAGACCTCGCCAGCCGCGAGATTGATGGGCGCAACGAATCCCGTATCCTGGGGCCATTGGGTGTGCCGGGGATGCTGGTCGGCATGGCAAGCGCAATGGACAGAGCCACCTTTAGCAATTACGAACAGGCGGACAAAGCCTTCTGGCAGACCACCATGAACGCCGACCTGCTCCTGTTTGAAGTGGAATTCGAGCATTATCTCCGCGATGGGGAAATGTTCGTGAAGTTCGACAAGAGTCAAGTGCCTGCCCTGCAACTGGACATGAAGCAGTTGGCGGATACCTGGGGCGTGTTGGTGGACAGGGGAATGCCGCCCGTCATTGCCGCCAAGGTAGTGGGTATTGAGGTGGAACGTTACGAGGGTGACGACATTAGTTACCTGCCCTCTGGTACAAAGCCTGCTGTGACCGATAAGGATTGGTACAGCAGTGAGCAGGAGGCGGCGCGGGAACGCTTTGCCCCCAAACCAGAACCGGACGAGGAGAATGTCCCACCCAAACTCCCGCCAGGGCAACCCAATAAATTCCTGCCTGCCCCCCACACCAAAGAATCCGACGCACTGGAACTGAAAGCCGCCCGGATTGTGGAGGAGCAAAACCGCATTACGGAGAAACACGAACCCGCCTATTACAAAGCGGCGCGGGAGGTGTTTGGCAAGCAGGAAAAGGAAATCCTGGCGTTTGTGACCGAAGCCAAGCAGAAAGCCAAACAGCAAAAGTCCAGCATCAATTGGGACGTGGTGCAACATGCCGTCCTCGATTACCTGAATGGTGTGGGGGTAGAGGAATGGCGGCAAACCTTCGCCCCGGTGATTCGGGGGTTGATTGAGGAGGGCGGCGAGTTTTGGGCGCTGGAATTGGGCGAGGAATTTGATGTGGTTAACCTGTTTGCTTTAGACTGGTTTGACCGCTACACCCTGCGTTTTGCCACCGAAACCAACACGACCACCACTGAACAAATTAAGGACGTGATTCAGCAAGCGCAGTTTGAAGGGTGGAGCGTACCAGAAGCCCAAGCCCGATTACAGCAGTTATTCCAACAGTGGATGCAGGGCGACCTTACGGCAGAGGAGTTTGAATGGCTGAACGCCCGGATGCCCGATTACCGCACCGAAATGATTGTCCGCACGGAAACCATTCGCTCCTTTAATGCGGGGACGGAAGCCCTCTATAAAGAGTGGGGGGTGATGCGGAAACAATGGTGGGCGGCCTACGATGACCGTCTTTGCCCCTTCTGTGAGCAAATGCACGGCAAAATTCTGTTTGTGGGCGACAAGTTTGCACGGCTTGGGGAACGCCTGAGCGTGATGGATGAAAGCGGCAAAGAACATCGCATGACAGTGGGGTTTGACGATATAGGCTATCCACCCCTCCACCCGAATTGCCGATGCTGCTTATTGAATGCGTAGGATGGCATGTTGCGACCCATTGGCACGGAACTTGAGGTGATTTACCATAGCGCGGCGGCAAGCCGTGAGCGACCCCATACGATTGTTGTACGATGGAGAATAAAGGAACACGTCCTGGATAGTCAAGGCGCGTGGGTAGAAATATGGGAATTCGTGCGATGTGAACGCAATGGGTTCCCGCCTTTCTACCAAGATCCGAAAACGAGGGAAATTAAATGAGTAAGCACAATAAGCCGTTACCCGTTGGCGCAACACTGACCAACCGCTTTCAGGGGTTAGACCCTAAATTCGTGGAACGCTACCAATTCAAGGAAATGGTGTGCGAGGCGGTATTGGTGGGGGCGGAGGTCAAGGAGATTGAAAACCTTGACGGCACAACCTCGCCTATTGGGGAAGTGACGGCACTGGTCAATATTTACGGCATTGTGGATGATGGCGATGATGTCATGGAATTGGGCGTGTTCACAAAATCCATCACCGAACAGTTCCGGCGGATTCGTTGCCTTGACCAGCACAACACCAACTCGGTGATTTACGTCGTGGGGAAACCCATAAGCGTGCAGGAAATCGGCAAGGGTGAACTGCCCCCGGAATTGTTGCAGCGCCGACCAGAGGCAACCGGGGCGCTTAAAACCGTGACCCGCTATATGTTGGATGACCCCACGAGTCTGGCGGTGTACCAGCGCGTGAGTCGGGATTACATCAACGAATACTCCATTGGCTTTTTCATCATCAAATTTAACTATGACCGCATCACCGACGAGGTAGGCAAGAATCGCACGGTGCGGCGGATTACCGAAGGCAGTTTATTAGAGTACAGCAATGTCATTTGGGGCATGAACCCGGAAACCATGACCACCGATGTAAAGGAGCGCGAGATGCCGACAGCAGCGGAAATCAAAGAATATGGCCCGGATGGGCCAGAACGCAAATTGGGCGAGTACGTGAAAGCCAGCGTGTATGATTGCTGGACGTACTGCATCAACCAACTGATGAGCGAGGGCATGATTAGCGACACTGAACACCTGGCGCTTGCCGAGGGTGGTCTGGAAATGCTCCGCATGATGGGCGCGTTGATGGGGAATGACATCGCCTTACGCCCCTATGAATACATGCCCATGTTTTTCATGTGGGGGAACGATTTTATTGACCGCCAGATTAAAGAGGGGCGGGTGTTGTCTACCGCCAACGTGGATAAGGTGAACGCCACCATTGGCGATATTGAGAGCGCCGCCGGGAAATTACGCGAGATTTTACAAGCGGCGGGCATTTCTGATAGTATGGAAGATAGCGAAGAAGATAAAGCCAACCCCCAACCAGCCGAGCCGGGGCAGGGCGCACCTGCACAACCACTCACTGAGCAAGAACGGGCAGACCTTCTCAAGCAAATTCAAATGACCGAACTCGAATTATTGGAGGCACAAGATGGTCGCACCAATCGCGGACATCCCCTCAATTCGGGCGAAGGCGGACGAATTGCTGAAGGAAGCCAAAACCATCCTCAGTAACCCGGAAGCCACCGCCGAACAAAAGGTGACAGTCCAACAAATGATTGACGACGCCAAGCGCTTGCAGGGCGAAGCAATCCAGATGCAGCACATTCAAGACCTTGAGCAGAGTCTTGGTGCGGCGGGCGCAAGCGCCAGTCACGCCAATGCCGACGAGAGCAAGGGCAACGGTGACATCTTTGATGTCCCTTATATGCCCGACGGCTCAAGCTATAAGACTGTCGTTGGGTATATTCGCGCCATTGTCGGCGCAACCCCCACCCCGGTCAACCCCACCCCCAAGCCGAGCAAGAATCTGGTTTGGTTTGATGACAGCAAGGATGTCCAGTCGCAGAGTGGCGCACAACGTAAGGACATGGTCGAATCCGTTGGCGCAAGCGGCGGTTTCCTTGTCCCACCCGAAGCGTTCACCAACGTACTGGCCGCACAACAGCAATTGATGAGTCTGATTCGCAGCCGCGCAACCATCATTCGGATGCGCCGCCGCCAGATTCAAATTCCCGTGCTTGACCAAACAGGCACAACCAGCGGGCGTCCGCATTGGTTCGGTGGGTTACGCGCCTACTGGACAGAAGAAGCCGGACTCAAAACCCAAAGTGATGCCGCGTGGCGTCAGATTACCCTCGTTGCCCACAAGTTGGCGGCGTATGCCCGTGTCAGTGATGAACTCATTGACGATGCGGTGATTTCGCTGACCGACTTCCTGATGGGCGCGATGGGCTTCCCCGGTGTCATTGCCTGGATGGAAGAAGATGCGTTCTGGAACGGAACGGGTGCAGGTCAGCCACAGGGTATCATTCCCTCCCCGGCGACCCTCACCTACAACCGCGAAGACCAGAACAATGTCGTCTACAACGACCTGATTGCGATGCTGCAACGCTTCCTCCCCAACGCCAACGGCATTTGGGTAGCCAGCCAGAGTACGCTCGGCGCGTTGCTGAGAATGTCCGGCCCAAGCGCCAACCCGAACTTCGTTTGGGGGCCGGGGCCATTGGGACAAACCGCGTTGGGCGACGTGCCCGGTGTGCTGTTGGGGCGACCCATCTATTTCAGCGAACACCTGCCCGTCATGAGCAACACCAGCGTGGGCGATATTGCGTTGGTTGACCCGCGTTATTACCTGATTGGAGACCGTCAGGCGACCACGTTGGCATCCACCATTTATGACCGCTTCCAGTACGATGAAACGTCCTATCGGGCGGTGCATCGCGTGGATGGTCAACCTTGGCTTTCAGCCCCGCTCACGTTCGCTGATGGTTCAACGCAAGTTTCCCCCTTTGTTATTCTCGGAAGTAAGAGCACGTGATGCCTAGCGCGGCATAAGGAGATACGAACTATGTTTACAGAACGATTCAGTGAACGAGCGCAGGTCTTGGCGGTCACGTACCCTGCTTCCTATAGCTCGGAGCAGAACACGGCGTTTGTCAACGTGGGCAATTTCCACCGTTGGGCAATCCTGATTATTGCTGGCAACATCGGCACGAGTCTGGATGCGGACGTGGAAGTGACTACGGATGGCGTCAGCGCCGACCTCGCCACCCTGAGTGGTAAATCCATCACCCAACTGACCCAAGCCGGGTCGGATGATGACTCAGTGGTCATTATCGAAGGGCGCAATGAGGAATTGACGATTGCAGGCGTGCATCACGACTGGATTCGTCTGGAAAGCACCCCCTCCGGCGCATCGCTGTATTGCGTGGTCGTGTTGGGTATTGAACCCCGCTCCCAACCCGTGTCCACCAGTTTCTTGGATGAGGTCGTGGATTAAGCCCTCGCAAGTCCCCCTTTCCCCTTTGGTACTGAAAATCCCCGCTTGCACTCGCAGGTGGGGATTTTTTCTGTTATACTCTGTATGGGATTCCTTTAACCCATATCCATCCTCTCGAACACCCAACCTCTCCCCTGGTTGGGTGTTCACTTTTGTAAACATCTGTGATATTATGTTTGCGGAAGGGGAATCATGTACGTCAAACTGAAAACCACCAAACAAGTTTCGGTGAACGGCAAGCCCACCTTTTTTCAGGCGGGTGATTGGGTCGAAATCGGCAAGCAAACGGCGCTGCGCTGGATTGCCGACGGTGAAGCCTACACCCCTCAATACGGAACGGCGCTGCGGGATGGCTTGCTCCCCATCGGTTGCGGCGCGGTGGTACGGAACGGCGCTATCCCGGATTGGTTGACCGAATCGCTGGAAACCACGACCCAACCCCCTCATCTTCTGTATTACTTCAAAAATCTCTTATGGGACGCCACCCTGTCCTTCCGCCAAACCTTACTCCTGCCGGGCTTCGACCTGTTGAATACATGGGAGGTGGTTGTACCCTTTGTGGATTACGACACGCTTGCAATCCATATCGGCAACGAGGCGGATAGAAAGCGCACGGCGGGCTTTATCCGGGACTTGCGCGTGCCTGTGTATGAACCCCGCTTGCTGTTTATAAAGCGCAGCCCCCGTACCATTGAACTGATAAACCACTGGCAGTCCGAAATGGCGCAAGTGGAGGGTGGTGATGAGCGCTTGGCGTTCATGCGGGCGTTGTATCGGGTTAAACCGCTGGTGCTGGCAGTGCCCTATATGTGGGGTACACGGGATGGAAAGGACAGGTTTGACCGATGAAAGCCGTAAGGGATGATGGTTTTAACTTTGACCGCATTGCGATTCGTCCAGAGAGGAATGCTCAGCATCCAGAACGCTATCCTTATGTCGAGATTGTTTACAAGCCGGGAACAAAGGAGGTGATACACATTATCACATCCTTTCCACTGGAACTTAGTATTGAGCAAGCCAAGCAGTGTTACCAAGCCCTTGAAATGGCAATTCGCATCGCGGATGGGGAGTCCATTGAGGATGTGAATAAGCTGTGGGCAAGGGGGTTGGAAGGGACAGGTTTGACTGATGGCCACTAAGGTGTTAGACCGTCAAGAATTGGGTCTTATGCTTTTGGATGTATTGGGTTGCATAACCAAGCAGTTGGATTGTAACGGGAAAACAGGGCAATGGACGGTGATTGATGCCGAGGATAAGGATTTCCGTTTCTGCGCTGACACCGCTGAATATGCACGGGAACTGGCGGCGCGTGCTATTGTGTCTTACCGCATTTTCCAGCGATTTCCCCCGAACCTGCGTATTCATATTGAATTACAAGGGGGATGGTGTGATGTAACCATTGATGGAAAATCCTACGGTGTACCCTACACGATTCATGAAGTGGATTTGTTACTTTCTCATGCGTTCTTAGACTGGTATAAGGAGAATAGAAAGTGACCGCCATTGACGGTTTCTTGCTGGTGTTTGCGCTTCTCCTTGTGGTGTATCAATTCACATTGCATCGGCAAACCTCCAAGCGCCAGTATCAGGATGACCTAGAGCGCTATAAGAACGTGGTGGCGACCTACGATTGGCGCACGGTGGGGGAACTGCCGGAGGACGAGCAGCACTTGGCAGTGGCAGCGATTCGGCGGGCGGAAGCGAAAGACCCGTTGTATGTGGAAAAGTGGTCAAGGGATGTGGAATAAAAAAGATACGGGTATAAGTCCTTAAAAAGAAATCATAACGAAAGGGAATATCATGACCATTACACGCGGCAGTGTTCTATTGTTCTTAGGGGCACTTCTCATCGGCATGTTTGTACATGCTACCCCACTTCAAGCGACTATCGTTTCTGTCCTCACGATTGCGATAGCACTAGGGGTCTTTTTCCTTCGCCATTTCGGCAAGCCTGACCTGATATTCGCCATTATCGGGGTTATCCTTGGTATTGTGCTGGCGGTGCTTGGCATAAGTGCAAAAGTTGGCGACCCGGTGCTGGCGCTGATTTTGTTGTGTTTTATCGTGTAGGGACATGATTACATCGTGATAAGTCCGCTTATCAAGAGTAATAAAACGGTTTGTATTTATGACAACATGGTTCACGAAAGCGATTGAAAACATGACCAGCATTTACCATGAACCCATCACGGAACGTTCTGAACACCCGCATGGGGTCGCCTATATCGCATTTGGGGATAAGGCACGATTGGCGATGCAGGAGTCTTGGGCGACCATCGGTAAACTGCAATTGGGGTTGCCTGTTACGATGATGACCGGGGGTGGGGAATTATCCACTGCAATTAACCTTGCTATTCCCGTCCACGAAAAAGACAATGCAGGGTTATCCCGGTGGGCGAAAGTAACCCTTGACCTCTGGACACCTTTCCAGCGCACGCTTTATCTGGATGCCGATACCAAGGTGTTGTCCCCCGATTTTACGGCGGGGTTTGAACTGCTGTACAACGGGTGGGAAATGGTCATATGCATGAGCGACCATCAGGGAACGGGGGCAATGTGGCATATTGAGGAGGAGGAGCGCGAGGCAACCCTGGATGAAATCGGGTTCACCCCTATTCAATTGCAGTGTGGGGTTATGTGGTTTGACCAGACCCCGGCGGTCAAGCGGTTATTTGAGGTATGGCGCGAGGAATGGTTGCGCTGGCGCGGGCAAGACCAGGCGGCGTTCCTTCGGGCGCTGCATAAGAATCCGGTCAAGCTGGCGGTGCTGGGGAAGCCCTTTAACAGCGGCGAGGGCACGGTGATTAAACACGAGTTTGGGAAGGTCAGGGCATGATTTACGTTATCACCAGTGGGGCATATAGCGATTACACCCTGCATGGGGTGGTCAGCACTGAAACCCCTATTGAGCAGTGGTATCAACTATTCTGTGCTGAATTTAAGATACCTGCCCGTAAATTCTATGAAAACCTCGATGGGTGGTCAATGCGGAATGAGTATTACGACCTCAGTAGAGCCGCCAGAAAACGCTTGGCTGAGTTTCCTCATTATGCTTTTATGCTCTGGTTACGGAAGCAAGAAGAGGTTGAGGTTTTGGACTATACCGAATTCAGACAGGAGGGGTAAGTCGAGAATGAACCAAGAACTCAAACCCACACCCATTGTACAGGTCAATATCAGTGGGGATACCAAGACCGTCATTGTGTATCTTGGTGGGGTTACGATTACCTTTACCAAGCAACGTAACTTCGATAAACCAAATCCCCTTGGTCTTTTTTGGAATGATTGCTCGGTGTCTGTTGAACAAAGGTGGAGCATCGCAAATGGACAGCATGTTGAGGAACATGAACTCCACGACCTTGGCAGGTTATTGGCAGAGATATTTGAGGGGCGGTAGATGAATGTCCACGTGGTGGCTTCCGAGTGGGAATCTGACCAAATCCTGTCCCGCCTTGCCCGTATCCTATGTGACCAAACAGGTTATACCGTAAGTGGCACACCTGACCCCACCGCTGATGTGAACTACTTTATCCCGTATATCTGGCACGCACAGAAACACCTGGACTGGAAAGCCACCAAAGTGGCGTGTTACTTTAGTCACCATGACACCCAAGCGCAGGAAAAAGACCGTTGGTGGAAGCAATCGGCTGAACGCGCCGACCTGCGAATCGTGACCGCGTTGAAATACGGGCATGAGGTCAAGCAGTATGGCCCTACCGTCTATGCCCACGCCCCTGTTGACCATCTGAAATTTGCCCTTGCCACCCGCCCTATTCGGAATGTGCCGCGCGTGGGCGTGAGTGGTTACAGCTATGGGGATGGACGCAAAGGGGAGGCGTTGGTTGCCCGCTTGGTCGCCGATACCCGTTTTAATTGGCTGGATTGGCAAGCGGCGGGGCGGGGTTGGCGTATCCCGCATATCGAGGATTACCATTGGGAAAAACTCCAGGGCTTTTATCAGGAGTTGGATATTTTCATTTGCGCCAGCCTCATTGAAGGTGTGCCCATGCCGCCCCTCGAAATGCTGGCAACGGGCGGGCGCGTGGTTATCCCCCGTGACGTAGGGATGTTGGATGAACTGCCCGACTTGCCAGGGATTTATCGCTTTAAGGCGGGCGATTACGACTCCCTTGCCGAAGCGCTACAATACGCCATTCAGGAACGAGGCGAGGTGGACAGGGCAGGACTCAGAGAAGCGGCGGCGGCATGGAATACCAAAGCGTGGGCGCTCGACCATGTAGAAGCGTTTGAGGAGGTGTTTGGGGAGCAGTTACCCGAACAGGAATCCCTTCCTGATTGGCGCGAGGGCGGGCGTACAGGCGTGTATTATGTTGCCATTGGTGAGCCTGCCCGTAAAGGTGTCCAGCAAGCCATCACCAGCTTTCAGGAGTTTATGCCCAACATCCCGGCGGCGCTGGCAGCGGAAGCCCCTACCGGGGTAGAGGACGTGTTTATCAAGAGTGAAATGGTGGATATTGGCGGGCGTTCCCAAAAACTCCGCATTTATAACCTCGCCCCCACCCAATGGCAGTACATTCTTTATCTGGATGCCGATACTGAGGTAATTGCGGATATTGGCTTTCTGTTCGACCTGCTTCAAGATGGATGGGAGTTTGTGATTTGCCGTAACCCGGACAAGTATCATGTGGTGCGGAAAATGGGCAGACCGGACAACCAACCCGAAGTTGAGGAAACCTTGCGGATACTCGGTAGTGAGGAGTTAATTCAATACAATGGCGGAGTCTTTGCCTTTCGGCGATGTGAACGAGTGGAGCGATTTTTTGCGGCGTGGTATGAGGAATGGCATACCCGGTGGGCAAGCCGCGACCAGGCTGCGCTTTTGCGTGCCTTATGGCGTGTTCCCTTACGCATGTATATCTTGGGTACAGAATGGAATACCGTAACAAGATATGATGACCCTGATGATAGCGCGGGAATTCTTCACTATCCTTCGACTGTTCGTCAATGGTCGGGTATTGTTCCGGGGCGTCTGGACTCGCCGGAAGCGAAAAGTAAAATCATCAAATGAGCCAAAAAGTACGGTTGAGGACATGGAAATGACATACCCTATAGACCCGGAATACACAGCAATTCCTTTTCAGGATGATGAAATCATGATTCACGTGCCCTTTTTAGACAAGTTGGTGGCGAATGTTGCCTATCTTCACCAGCAAGTTACCCGTCTGAACGAGGAGAATAGCGTGTTAAAGGAAAGGGTGGCAGCACTTGAAAAAGGTAGGGCGTTTAATGACCGCTTTCCGTAAATTTTCCCTCCTGCTCTATATGCTGGTGTTTATCCCCATTCTAGTGGTCGGGTTTTTCTTATGGGGCGTGTTGGTGTTCGCCGACTTTATCTGTCGTATTTTTAGGGATACCGATTGGGTATCCATACTTGAGGACAACCATGAAACTGATTGATAAATCCCCCCAAGACCTGCTCAGTGAGTTGACCACCCAATACCCTGAATTGGAGGCGGTCATGGCAGAAGTGCGGGCAACTGTTCCGCCCCTTAAACGCGAAATTGCCGCCTACCAAGCGGCGGCGCTCTATGCCCTTACCAAACCCTATGACGGGGGACGGATTCTGGAAATCGGCACGGCATGGGGGTATAGCGCGGCAATCATGGCAAAAGCTGCCCCTAAAGCGCAGATTATCACCCTGAACCCCAATGTTGAGGAGGCCAGGACAGCCCGTAAATACCTTGAACCCTATAAGAATGTAACAGTGGAAACCCTCAAGAGTTGGGAGTATTTACAGGAATACAAGGGCGCTCCCTTTGACCTCATTTTTGTGGATGGCGACCATAAGCGAGTCCGGGCCGACCTGCCTTTTTGGGAGCATGTTGCGCCGGGGGGGACATTCTTTTTCCATGATTACAGTCCAGATGGCACGCCTCGCGCCTGCCCCCCGGTGTATGAGGCAGTGAACGCCTTTACTATCGAATTGGGCAAGACCGAACCCGACATTTTGGTGGTGGACAATAAAGGCGTGGGCATGGCGGGGTTCGTTAAACCCAGGAAAAAGAGTGACCGCCGAAAGGTATCTGAAATCACGAGTCTGATAGGCGGCGCTCATGCCTATTCGATGCTCAGTTGGAATCACCTGTCCGAACTCTATGCCCTCGCCCAAACAATAGAAACCGCTGGGGACGTGGTGGAATGTGGGTGCTGGCAGGGCGGGAGCGCCGCCTTGCTGTATCGTGGGGTTAAACGGGAGGGGATGGAGCGCAGATTGGTAGTGGGTGACACCTTTCAGGGGATGCCCAAACCTGACCCGGCGGTGGATGGGGATAAGGCGCTGAACAAATGGCAGACCGCGAAAGACCGGGGCGAGGCATGGTGTGAAGCGACTCCTCAACAGTTGATGCAGGCTATCCAACGCCTCAAAATTGACCCCCTTGAGGTGAGTGTAGTGGTGGGTGATTGGGCGGAACGGGGATTCGTTGAACTGGAAAGCATTGCCCTTCTCCATATTGATGCCACCCTTTACCGTTCAACCAAAACCGCATTGAAGGGATTATACGACAAGGTGAGTAAGGGCGGTATGGTGACGAGTTCCGCTTTTGGACATTGGGGCGGGGTCAAGCGGGCGCTGGACGAATTTCGTAAGGAGCGCAGCATTGATGCGACCCTGTACACCATTGATAAGGTGAACGTTTACTTTCACAAGTCGTAATTATCGGGTATAATTGAGGGGAAATTGAAGCCCGCGTGCTGTAAACACCGGGCATATGACCCAAAGGAGTCGGAGTCCCATGAGTGACCCCATTATACCCCCTACTAAAACGTGTACCAAGTGCGGTGTTGAGAAGCCCGCGACAAGGGAATACTTTCATTATGACAAAAAAGCTAAAGATAGTCTTCGTAATCCTTGCAAAGAATGTCGGAGATCTGAAACAGGAAGATATAGGTTAACTCATGTAAACGAGCTAAGGGAAAAATCTAGGTTATATTACCATCAAAACAAAGATAGGGAACGAGAGAAAAGGCGTAAACACGCTAAAGATCATAGACCGGAACATCGCTTTAGACATTCTTTATGGCGCAAAAGAAATCGTGAAAAGTTGCGCGAAATCAATAGGCAATGGCGCAAAGATAATCCGGAACAATGTCGGGCAGCGTGCAGGCGGCGGCGTGCAAGGAAATACGGGACAGGTGGTAGGCATACTAAGGCAGATATTGAACTTCAATATAGCTCACAAAGAGGTAAATGTTGGCATTGCGGTAAAAAATTGGGACATTCTTATCACGTTGACCACTTAA